ATTTTTTATTAAGTCGGTATAGGGTTTAATATCAGATACTATACAAGCCTTATTCATAAAACCCGCTTCAATCATTTTTAACTCACTTTTGCAGTTGTTAAAGGTGTTATCGTTTAGCGGAACGATACAAGCTTCTAAGTGGTTATACCCTAAAGCATAGTTATAAACATCGGTAGCATATACCCTCTCATAATCTTTACCCCTACCCCTGTCCGTAAACACTTGCTCAAATCTTCCGTACTCTGGACTCTCATCGTTATATCCAAACAGCTTAACGGTAAACCTACCTTGCAAGTCTTTGTCAGTGTGTAGCTGTTTAAATCCCTCTGCCATTAATACAACGTCTTCCCAATGGCATACGCCACCCATATAACCTATTCGGTACTTATCCCCTGGCACGTAGTTAGGTTGGAACTGCGGGTATATTTCGGGATAGATAGCGTTGGGTAATACCTCTACATTATCGTTCAGCTTGCTTATCTTTTCAGCTAAAAGTGTGTTTGTGGTTGTTACAAGGTCGGCATACTTAATGCTCTCAATAATCTTTTCAGCTACACCGTGTATCTTATATTGTTGTTTAAGGACGTGAAAGGTAGATAGTACCCAGTAGTCATCAATGTCAACTATAATCTTAACCCCCAGGCTATGCAGTTGGTTGGCTATTAGCTTTATGTTGTTGATGTCGTTGTGGTGTTCAAACTCCCTTGAAAAGATTACCGCATCAAACTGTTGCAGTACCTCGTTAGGCATACCGTTGATAGTATTACATCTCCCGTATTCTATATCGGTTGTTTGAGTTAGGTGCTGATATGGCATCTCTAACCGATAGTAGTTACTCCCTGACTTGCTTAACTCTACTCCTAATACTTTCATTTCAGTTTGTCTTTAATCCGTTTAATGTGGTTGCCTATTGTGCGGTATGGTATGTTGGTTTCCTCTGATAGCTTGCGGTAACTCCCAGACTTAATGTACTCTAATAACATTCGCTTTTCAAAGTTAGGCAAGTTGTTAATGTTACCCTCTACCCGGCTAACCTCAACATCTAAATCAAAGTTATACTCATCACATATTACATCGTGGGCTTCACTAAGGTACTCTACCTTTTTTGAGGTTGTTAGCCACTCGCTGCCCTCGTTCATTATTATCTTAACAATGTACCAACGTAAATAACCATTAGCGTATATCTCTAACAGTCTTTGCTCATTTATCTCGCATATCTTTAACATTATATGCTGATAGAACTCTTTGCCATCTAATCCCTTGCAAATATTAATACACGCTGCTTTAACGTCTTTGTCTTTAGCAATATGTTCTAACAGGGATTGTCGTGTCATTATTACAAAGATATGCGTTTACTCACAATAGTTTGCAGTTGTTCTTTGGTAATTACATTATCGTGCGCTAAGTTATGACATACCCTGCAAAGTGCAATAAGGTTGCTAACGTGGTCTTGTTCTGCCTTTCTTTTGCTGCCAAACTTTGAACGGGGTATTATGTGGTGTATATCTACCGATGTAGCAGAACATACCTCACAGGCTATCCAACTGCCAGGTATATATCCTAATGCTTTATGGTAGTTAATTATGTGTGGTTGCATTGTTAAAACTTTGTTAGTGTTGTTACTTGGTTTTAAGTTTATCCTGTATGGCTTGCTCCACAAATGCGGTTATGGTTACCCCGGTTGCTTTCTTGCGTTCCTTTATTTGGGTTAACAAGTCGCTATCAATCTTTATGTTTTCTTTGCTCATATCTTTAATTTAGTTTAGCGATATTTGCTTCTTCTTCTTTACGCTTTTCTTCCATTTCTACTATTGATGCAGAAACCCGCAATATAGTATCAGCTATATAGTCATATTGAGCAGCTAACTGAAATAATGCTCTACCAAGATTACGACTATCTTCTGCCCTTATAATAAGAGGAATGTCATTTTCTGTAAAGTCATACCTTAAATAGAAAATAGCGTTGTTCTCATCAAATGGAAAACCCTCAACAGCCGCTAAAATTTTACTGTCCATTTCTTTCAATTGTTCTTTGTTCATAGTGTTATTTTTTATTTTTCAATATTATAAATTATTGTTTTACAGTCCAAATCTTTTTCACTTTTTTTTCAAAATCTCAACTACAATCTTAAATAGCCTATCCTCTGTTGATTTTTTGGCTTTGTTTGCTATAATGAGATAGCGTATCGTAGCCTCATTTTTTCTCAAGAAGTTTATCCAACCGTTTTCACTGGTATTGATTGACATAGCATAGTCATAATCCTTTTTTATCTGCTCATGCTTTATCGTGGTCAGGTCTGACGTGTTGCCTAAGCGTTGCCTTAAAAGTTCACCTCTACCCTTTACAATCGTTCCGATAAATGCGGGTATTTCTTTCTTTAAGTCCATTAGAATGGGTTATCATCAAAGTTAGTATTAGCTTTTAGTGACTCGGTAAAATCTTTAACTTGCCTGTTCTCCTGGTAGTCGGCAAACCTCTGCTTGCCCCCGTTAAAAGATAAACGGATTGAGCCTAATACCCCGTTCCTATGTTTGGCAAATATCAACTCAGCATAGTCTTCTGTGTATTCAAAGCCGCTTCCATCGTGAGTAATGTTATAGTAACTCGGTCTCCACGGGAATACTACTACATCGGCATCTTGTTCTATGCTACCGCTATCACGCAGGTCAGATAGCACCGGGCGTTTCTGCCCACCTCGTTTCTCTACATCTCTACTTAATTGGCTTAGTGCTATTACTGGCACGTGCAACTCCTTAGCCATTAGTTTTAGGTTGCGTGTTATATGGCTTACCCTTGCATTGGCATCGGCATAGCTACCCATTTCGGGTGCGCTGATTAATTGGATATAATCAATAACTATCAAACCAAGCCCGTATTCGCTTTTAATCTTTGCAGCCTTATTCCATATCCCCAATACGGTAGTTTGTGCGCTATCATCAATATAAAGGGGCAAATTTTCAATTCTGCCAAGTGCTATGTTTATGCTCTGCCTTTCCGCTTCTGTTGTTTTGGCTTTTTGTACTTTGCTGAAATCTATGTTAGCTTCATCAGCCACCAACCTCTGCATAAGTTCTACGCTACTCATTTCCAAACTAAAGAAAGCTGTTGGTTGGTTGTTCTTTGCGGCTTCTTTTGCGTTGTTTAATGCCAGGACTGACTTACCCATACTCGGTCTCGCTGCAATTATAATCAGATTTCCTTTCTGCCAACCGTTAGTATGTTGGTCTAATGCGCTGATATTAACCGATACCCCTAAGTTCTTACCGCTTGCCATTTCCTCAAAGGCTTTGGCTTCCTCACCTATTAAATCCTTAAAGGTTTTTAGGTTATCTTTTGCCGATACTAAGGAAACCGATATGCTCTTAACCTTACCCTCTGCTTCATCAATAGCATCAAAACAGTCTTTGTTATCATCATACCCAACTTTAGCCATATCGTATCCCACTTCTATTAGTTTTCTTTGCAGGGCTTTTTGCCTTAGTATAGCAGCGTGGCTTTGTATGTTACCTGTTCCACCTACCCGGTTAGTTAGTTGGGCTATGTAAAGAACGCCACCTACAAACTCTAACATCTTGTTTGCCCTTAGCTTGTTGGTTACAGTAACAATATCGTAAGGCTGTTGGCTTTGGTAGAGTTCCAAGATAGCGTTGTAAATTTCTATGTGAGGTGCATAGTAAAACGTATTAGCTTCTAAAAATTGTTCTGCCTTAGCCATTGTACCCGCTTCAAGCATTATGCTGCCTAACACAACCTTTTCGAGTTCTACGTCCTGCGGGGGTACATTGCCCTCAAAGTCGGCAAAGCTTATGTATTTAGTGTTTTTCATTAGTCTAAAAATTTAACGGGTACGTGAGTTGAAACTACATCTTTATCAATAACCCATCTCCGGGCTGCGGCTTGCCAGTTACGCATCGGGCTTTTACCTACCAACCACCCTTTGCTTTCATAATAGTCAACAAAGCTATTGGCTTCTGCTTGTACTTTTATTTTGTCGGGTGTTAAGTTTTTATCAATAAGATGTTTAAAAATGTAATTACCAACCTCGTTCCATGTAGGCTTTGTAAAAGCCGCCACTTTTTCTTTATTACTTTCTTTTTTAATAGGTTCTTGGTTATGGTTATTGGTTATGGTTATGGTTGGGTTACCCGTGGGTTCTGAATAATTGACCCGTGGGTTAC